GAAGGATTTGATTCGCACGACGTTGAAACATCCATTTGTTACGTTCAGCGTGAACTCAGCGTTCGTGAATCTCGACGGGCAGCTCATGTGGCATATATTAAGGCGAACAACATTAGCGTAGACCTCCCTGACCAGATTGACAATGGTCAAAATGAAGTCGCGCCTCAGGAAGAAATGAACTGAAAGAAAGACTCACGCATGCAAGACATTGTTCACGATTATCTTAAAGAATTAAAAGCATTTTCGCTTCTAAAACACCCAGAAGTCGTATCTCTATTTAAAGATTACGCAGAAGGTAATGAAGAAGCAGCAAGGAAAGCTAAAAAGAAACTTGTTGAAAGCAATCTTCGACTAGTAATATCAATTGCGAAAAAGCACAAAGGGCATAATATCCCGCTAGAAGATCTCATTCAAGAGGGTAACCTTGGTCTACTTAAGGCGATCGATCGATTCGATTATAAGAAGGGATTTAAGTTCTCAACTTATGCGACTTGGTGGATCAAGCAGGCAATTTCACAACATGTGCTAAAGAGAAAGAGAATGATTCGACTGCCAGCTCACGCTGCTTCTGTGCAAAAGAAGATCGTGCAAGCTGCAGACGAGTATCGTGCAATGATGGGTTGCGACCCGTCTAATGACGAGCTTCTTGATTTAATTGATGCATCTGAGACAGTTGTCAAAGCAACTATTGCATCGGGGCGCAATACTGTTTCACTCAATCAGTCGCTTTCGTCCGACCCAGAGTCGGGAACTCTTGACGAGAAGATCGAAGACGAAGATGAGAATGCTAATCCTTTCCATGTTGCTTCTTCAAAAGAACTATTAAAGATTGTTCAAGACGTTCTTCAGACACTAACAGAAAAAGAATCAGCAATTCTTCGACTTCGATTTGGACTTTTTGATGACGACATGGATCGATCAGAATATCAAGTAAAAAACGAAGAAGAAGCATTTTCTTTAATCAATAATGTCGTATGAAACTTGAAATTTTTTCTTTGATCTTGACAGCACTCAGTTGTATGTTAAGCGCGATTACTGCTTTTAAAGTTTTCTCTCTTCAAAAAGATTTGAGAGATCTTAAAGAGCAAAGAGAAAATAATCTCAACAAAGCAGAAAACTTAGACCACCGTTCTGTTCTTATGTCAAGACTTAACGAAATACAGAACAAGAGATTTTCAAATTATTTTTAACGCAGGAGATTTAACTTGTTTACGACACAGAGTAAAAAAGAAAAAGCCCAGTATGCAACCGTTGCTGAAGAAGGAACCAATTACCGAGAGATTGCTGACATGATGACAATGATCGGTTATAAGATGAATCATTCTTCGGCAAGAAACTATGTGCTGAGAGTCATGAAGAAATTTGCTCAGGCAATTACTGAAGGCTGGGACGTCAATATTTCTGACGAAAAACTTGATTCAATTATTAAAGACCCACAGTTTCAAGAAGGTATCTGCGATATTTTACAAGAAATTGAGTCTAACAGAAAACTAACAGAGCAAGGAATTATCGCAAAATGAGACTACATCAGAGAAGCATTTCAAAGGTTACACTTCTTAGCGTCTTAAAACGAAGAAAGACAAATCTCAAGAAGTTTCTTGAAGAGACAGGTATTGTCACGTATGAACTTTTAAAGTCTCGATGCGACTCAATGGGAGTAATTCCTCCTGATGAACACGAATTCGTAGATGCAAGCGGTGGCAGTCTTGACAGAGCCGCGTCTATTTCGTCACCTGCCGAGGGCGTAATTGTTTTAGATCCGCCTAAGATTATTAATGAACTTACTGGTATGGAAGTGTCTATGCCCGATGCTAATGTCTTTGTTGACGAGACTTTAAGTACAAAAGAAGATACGTCAGAAGACTTGACGCAAGATGATAGTTCACAGAAGAAAAAGAAGAAGAAAGCACAGACGTAGTCTGTGCAAAGATTCGAATACTGATGTTATATTAAGCACATGTCGTCTGTCATTGACATTCTAGAAATTCTCGAATCTGACAATTCACGCCTCTTCAAAGAGGAAATCTTGGAGACCAACCGCAAGAACGACCTTCTTCGGGCGGTCTTTAAAATTGTAGGTGATCCATACACAAACTTTTATATTAGCAAGTTTAAGATGCCGGCGCCGCTTGGAATTGACAAAGACGATCTTGTCATTTCTAATTTTTTAAATGTGGTTTTGCCTCCTTTGATGTCTAGGCAGCTGACAGGTCATGATGCAAGGGATCACGTTGTTGACGCTTTTTCTAAAATGGACAAGCGTCAACAGCGCTGGTGTCAGCGTTTGCTGCTCAAGAATCTTCGTTGCGGTGTTTCAACATCTACTGTAAACAAAGTATGGCCAGGCACTATCATTGGTTTTTCTGTGCAGCTTGCAGAAACGCTAAAGACGCGTCACGAGAACGGAAAAGGTATTGTAGTTGAAGACCATATCGACTATCCGGTTCGGGTTGAGCCTAAACTAGATGGTCTTCGCTGCGTGGCTGTGAAGCACGAGGGCGAAGTCACGATGTATACGCGGAGTGGATCTGTTTTAGAGACTCTTCCTAAGATTAAGTCAATCTTGCAAAATTCCGACTGGAACGAATTTGTTCTCGACGGAGAGATCATGGGCGCTGACTGGAACGAGACTGCGTCTGTTGCAATGTCTTACAAGCGTGGCAAGGATGATTCTAACATGGTCTTTCACGTGTTTGATGCCATTCCTTTCGCCGACTGGCACGATCAAGAGACGCAACTTACACTTTCAGACCGCACAGAAGTTGTTGAAGAACTCGTCAAAAAGATTAACAATAGGTCTGTGACCCAAGTCCAGGGTCGCCTTGTTAACAACATCAAAGAACTTTTGGACGCATATCGTCAGGACACTGAGGCCGGATACGAAGGCATCATGGTAAAAGATCTCGATTCTCCGTACGTTTTTAAGCGTAGCGACAGCGTACGTAAGATGAAACCCGTGACCACTTACGAGGGCGTTGTCGTAGGACACTACCAAGGTAACTTAGGTTCAAAGCGTGAAGGTATGTGGGGTGGGTTTGAAGTCGTCATGCCCAACGGAATTGTGACACGTGTAGGGGGAGGCTACACTGACGCAGTTCGTGCAGAAATTGACCTCGATCCGGATTCTTACGTGGGACGAATCGTCGAAGTAGAAGGCCAACCAGATCCTCTCACCGACGATGGACTCACTCGCGACGGTAAAGTTCGTTTTCCAGTCTTTGTTCGTTTTAGAGACAATCGTGACGTTGACTCAAAGGTGCTTGAAGCTGCAAAATCATACGTTCAAAAGGCTGTCTAATGTCAGGTATTCAAAAAAGACAGAGATCTTCACCATACCCAATTAGTAGACTTTCTGCGCCTTTTGCGCCCCTCGACCAGTCAGCTGCTTTAGAAGAAGCTTCAAGATTTCTTGGGACTGTTGCTCACGCAAAGCTCAAGCTAATACAACAGCAAATAGCTCAACTTCAAACAGAAGCAAGAAATATAATTTCAGCTGCTGCCGAAGACATGCGCTTGCATACTGCTGCTTGTAGTTTTTCAAAGATTCCTGGTCAAACTTATCACTTGTACCATCGCGGTCCGTTTGAAGAAGACAATTATTTCTCGATGTTGTCACCTGAAGAATGGGGCATTCCGCCGCATGAGTACATTGGAAGCTATAAGCTAGAGAGCGATCTGTCGTGGTCAAAGGTAGTCTCTGTAGACCCTGATAGCAAAGACGTCATCTAGGCTCTAGATTTTAATTCGACAACAAAGTCAACGCAGGTGTTGACTATTTAAATATTTGCAACTACGCGCGTTAACGTGGTATAGTATTAACATGTTCAAGGCTTGCCAAACCGACTTCAACCTGGATCGACATCTCGTGTCTTTTCTGCAGGACTCTCCGTTCTTCGCGGAGCTGTCTCGACACATCACGAAGATCCCCACGGAAGACATGCCCACGGCGGCGGTGGCCTTCGACCAGAAGCGGGACGACCTCGTCCTGTACTGGAACCCGCAGTTCTTCGCCTCGCTGTCTCCTCGTGAGGTCAGAGGCGTTCTCACGCACGAGTTCTACCACCTCGTGTTCGGCCACCTGTATGGTCGCAAGAAGACTCCGCCTCAGCTGTGGAACATCGCCACAGACTTAGCGATCAATTCCATCATTCTCGATCCGAGCCGCACCGGGTCCAATCACCTCGAGGGCGAGCGGCACCTGCCTGAGTTCGCTCTCGTGCCCGGCAAAGTACTCAAGCATCCCGAAGGCCGCGAGTGGACCGAAGACGAGAAGGCTTCCATGAAGCTGGCTCAAATCATTGCTGAACTCCCTCCCATGCAAGCTTCGGAGTGGTACTTCGAGAAAATCTACGAAAAGACCAAGGACGACCCTGACTTCGCAGCTGCCATGGATGCTCTCGGTTCGCTGGACGACCACGGCACCTGGGAGAGTCTCCCTGACGAGGTCAAGGAGTACGTGGAGGGCAAGGTCAAGTCTGTGGTCGAGAAAGCTGTCAAGACCGCGGACTCGCAAGCTAACGGTTGGGGCAACATGCCCACCGAGCTGGTCGACTCCATCCGCAAGTCGGTGTCCAATATCATCAACTGGCGCAAGGTTCTTCGCCAGTTCGTCGGTCAGTTGGTTCGCGGCGGTCGCACCAACACGATGAAGCGCATCAACAAGCGCTACCCCTACATCCATCCAGGTACTAAGCGTGGTTACGAAGCCAAACTGCTCGTTGCGATCGATCAGTCAGGATCAGTCTCCAACGAGATGCTCGCAGAGTTCTTCGCGGAGCTCGGTTCTCTCACCAAGAAGGTGACCATCGATGTGCTTCCGTTCGACTGCGAGGCTCTCAACAAGGACGTCTACGAGTGGCGCCGCGGCACGACGATGCCTGCTAAGCGCATGCGCGCCGGAGGCACCGACTTCAACGCTCCCACAAACTTGGCCAACGATCCCAAGAACCGCGGCCGCTGGGACGGCATGCTCATCCTCACCGACGGGGAATGCAACGCACCTGGGCCCTCGCGCATCAAACGAGGCTGGGTTCTCGGCAAGGGATGCAAGCTGCACTTCGGAACTACGGAGCTGACCATCTCCATGCAGGACGGTGGTGATTCTAAGGGTGCATGGCGATGATCTGAAGTCTTCCGAATTAATCGGAAAATATCGGGCGAGGTTTTTAACCTCGCCTTTTATTTATTTAATTCTTGATCAGCTTGAGATTCTTGTTTAAGCGCTTGAGTGTTGACGATGTCTGTCATTTCTTTTTTGATGAACTCAGAAGCTCCCAACTTTATATAGTAGTCTTTGATCGAGTTTTCTTCGATAGACTTTAAGACTTTCAAGACATTTGCGATAACTTGGTGCGTGACTTCAAAAGTTTCATTTGTAATTTTTTCTGAGGACTGTAGCGACTTTAGCTCTAGACTCTGCGTTTCTGCAAATTTTTGAATTTGTAAAAAAGTTTCTCTCGCGCAAACAGCATATGCTTCAAGCTTTTTTAAATCTTCGATATGCTGATTAAGTTCTACGCTTCTTTTTGCAAGCAATTGTCCATAGTCATCGTTTGTCATGTAAGTTACATTACATACAACAAAAAAATAGTAAAAAGCCCGAGAAGCTCGGGCTTTGTTGCTTTGCTAATAAGCACTTTTATTTTCTTTTTTTCTTTTTTCCGCCTGTTGCAGCAGCCCAAGCACCAGGTGAAGGAAAGCCCTTTTGGCCGGGTTTCTTCGGCGCTTTACCAGCACGCCTGCGAGCCCAGACGTTGTCCCACAGACCTTCTCCCATGGGCATCATTTCATCGTCTTCATATTCGTCGTATTCTTCGTAGTCTGCTTCGTAGTCATAGTCTTCATCTTCTTCTGAGCTCATGTGGTACTTTGGCTCCATATAAGACAGGACTTGATTGAGATTCTCGTATGCAATTGCTATATGGCTCTGGACCCACGCGGGAAGTTGATCGTCTTCTTCGACCATATCACAGATCATATAAGAGATTTCCTTGATTCTGTGAAGCTGCCCCTTTGCCATAGCACCCTCTTCATCTTCATCACCGTGCAAGAAAAAAGTTGAGCCATTGTCGTCGTCCATGTACTCGTCGTATTGATCAAGATCGTGGTCTTCGTTTAGGCTAGAAACTGCTGCTTCTTTAATGAGTCTTTTCAGTTGTTTTGCTGTGATTCTCATACGATTGTCCTTAAGAGAAAACTATGAACTAGCTTTAAGTATCCTGTATCGATTCTCTTTTCACATACTTATTACACAACAAGGGATGACGGGTGCGTTCTAAGAGCAGATTCGTGCGAGGCGAGCTATTGGTAGTCAGCACTTTCGACGGTAGAAATGCGATTGTATGGTCAATGTCGACTGGTTCAAAATCAGAGGGCGTCGACATAGATGTGATTGACAGTCTTGAGGACGGTGACATCTGCTTGTGCATAACTCCGAGCCCTTACTTTGAAGAATACGTGATCGTGCTGACACACAATGGTGTATTGGGTTATGTGCAAGAGACGTGCGTTAAAAAAGTTAGTGAACTATGTGACGCGTGACTATCTTGACGCCCGGATACTTTAGTTGCAGGTCTTCTACAGCCTGAATATTCTTGGGACTGTCGTCAAAGAACTCTACGAGATTGATACCGTCGTTAACGATTCTTTGTTCAATGTAGTCTGCTTTGTCTTGTGGATTTGAGCTTCCTAGAGCAATTATCTGAGAAACAGGTAGACCTGCGTCGTCTAAGAATTCTTGCACAGGTGCAGATTCTGCGCGAGCAGTTAATATGACAGCTTCACTTCCTGCACTCAAAATACTTCTGAGAATCTTAACTGTCCATTTAATTTCTTTAGGGTCAATCAGCTTATTAAAGTCGCTGTAGTCAAATAAATCGCCTTCTTGAGGTTCGTACACAGCATACTCACCAGGCGTCAAATCAAAACGCTTGCCATCTGACCCAGTGACATGCACCATGGAAGCAGTTCGAACTAGCGTATCATCAAAGTCGAAGACTCTCAGCTTTTTTACGCGAAGTTTCTTAGCTTCTTCTTTCGCAATTTCGCTAACTAAGCGTCTAAGCATACTTGTCATTGCTATAAATATGTTGATATAGACATTCTACGATGTATAAATTAATTTTACAAATTTGTTGATTATCGTTCCATTAAAAACATGACGAAGTTGGATGTGATTCAGGAGCGACAATGCGGCGAATGCACCAAGTGTTGTGAAGGTTGGTTGTCTGCCAACATCAAAGGACATGAGATGCACCCAGGTAAGCCATGTTTCTTCCTGGCCGATGGTAAGTGTACCGATTACGAAGGTCGACCCAACACATGCAAGGTATATAACTGCGCCTGGAAGACAGAGTCTGAGGTATTTCCTGAATGGATGAGACCTGACAGGACTGGCGTCATCATCAGCAAGATCATGCTTCCATCTCGTGCAGATTTAACACACTACGAAGTCGCTGAGAGTGGCGGCAAGCTCGATGTCAAGATGCTGAACTGGTTGGTTCAATGGGCTCTGGAGAAAGGGCACAACTTGTTTTACCAGATAGAAGGCAAGCACCATGCAATAGGCAGTCCTGCTTTCAAGTCGTCGATGGCTGGGAAATAACCCACCAGTCGGGTATCTTGCTGTACCGCCATCGAGCAAATCTTGCTTTTTCTCCTAGATAGTAGGCTCTGTATGACGACACAGGATCTCCCAGATGATACCGTTTGTCTTTTATCGCAATCGCAAAAGGCGTCATAGGTTTATTAGGTACTGAATTTGGGATATTTTTCTGACACCATTCTGCCACATCTTGTGCTTTGTGCCTCCTCCCATAGCGGCGCGTGTATTCTTCGCAGAGAGCAATTGCGTGCTTAGAAAGCCACACGTAGTTTTCTCTTGAACTTCTAGCCCACACCGTGCATGGATGATTGTAGTGAGTTCTCTTCCACGGTGCAACTCCGGGATCGTGCGCTGCACAAAGCATCTGAATAGACTCCAGCACCATTTTCACTGTATGCTTGTCACAGTGGTCTCGTGCTGCAAGGTCTGGATCGAGATTAAGAACAAATATGTTCACAAGATATATTGTAGAAACTACCTAATGCAATGTACCATATTTAGAATCAATGAAGATCGAGAGAGGAAGCTTTGTTGTCGTTCGAGGCGACATCGAGCGAGGCAACAACGTGTCTGTGCAGTTCAATTCAAATGGCGGAAAACTCAACATCTTGAAACTTCATAAAGGCATCACGGGCGTCATAGTAGAGTTAGACTCTCGACCTGGATGGATGACTAAGGCAAATGTCTTATTAGAAACAGGTCAGAATTTCTGGCTCTGGGAAGATGAATTTTCTACGCTTTAAGAAGATCAAGCTCCATTAAGCTGTGAACCTAAAAGATCGTAGAGTGCCGCCTTCACCGATTCGTATAGATTCTGATCAAATGTGACATTTTCAAAGTTTGCTGAGGCATATTCTCGAGGCACGTATTGGCCGTTTTCGTCGTTACTGCCTCTTGAATAATGGATCATCACAGTATTCAATTGCGGCGAAACTGTGAATTGTTCGACTCTAACTTGATCTAGGACTGTTGTTACTGGTGTTGTAAGTGATAATGGCATTTGAGTACTCCCGCTATGATACTATGAATTTTATCTTTAAAGTTCCGTTTAGAGCGTTATTGTTGGACGCATTAACTATTCTAATGCTAAAAGATCCGTTAGAGATTGAATCTACATGAACATATGGATGCCCATTGGATCCAAACGTACCTGAATAGTCTCCCATAGAGGCGACGACAGACGAAGTAGATGTCACAGTGCTATTATTCACTGTAAAGCTTGCTGAGCTATTTGTGCCTACAGTAAGAGTCACAGTTGTTATAACTCCAGAAGAAGAATCGATGGTAACCGATGTTGTTTGCGATCCCGTCTGTGTTACTGCATCTCTGCCTAGATTGTGACCAAACCCTTTTACAACAGAAAAACTACCGCTCGTAGTTAAACTTCCACTGATAATAACGTTTCCTGTAAACGTTGCACCCGTTTTTAGCGCGACTTCATCTATATGTGATAATTGTCTCACAGAGCCGCTAATCAATGCGACAGGACGTCCCGATGAAGTATTCATTCCAAGATCGCCCGCTGAAGCGGGCGTAGAAGTGGCATTAAATCTTAGCACAGCACCGGGAGCAGAGCCGCTCACACTTATGATTCCAGCTGCTGCTCGACTGAATCCCGAGTCTTTTGCAGATGCAAGAGCAGACTGGAAGCCTATCGTCTTGTTGGGAGGGAA